CTCAATGTTGGCTTCCTTGCGCATAGCATGCAAATGCTGTTGGGCAGTTATACGAGTTTTTGCCCGCAGATCTTCTTCACTCGAATGTTGCGCATCGCGCGAATTTTTATAGCGAAGAAAGAAACGACGCCTAGCCCGACGGGCATGATTACGGGAGATCTTATACTCACGCAAATCAGGCATTGATTCAGTTCGCTGCAAGTCGCCCTCCATGCTAACATTGTCATCAGTCGGTTCTGACAACGCACGAACAAAGCGACGCGCTGTTTTGCGTTTCGGAGGGAGGCGAAATGGGTCTCTGCCACGTGACGGAGCAACATAGGCCAAGGCCAATTCCTTCTCTGCTGAAACCTTATGCGGCTCGCAACAATCATGGCGAGGCGTCATACGATAGGCTCCCAAAACAGCAGGATGCCAAACAAGTTCGAAACCAGGTGGTGGTGGAACAAAGTCCGGTTGCGACATGTTAGATGTTAAAATTGCCATGTCAGCAATAAGACATTTTTGCACTGGTGTTAATTGTGCAACTGGTGACCACTGTTTGTTTCCCCCAATTTCAACATTGGTGAAGAAGACAAGAAAATCCTGGTAGCAAGCTGGACAACGTGTGCTAGGTGTCAAAGCACGATTGCAAGATGGTATATGTTCAGCTGCAACCGAGTCAAATGCATGTTGGAAATTATCGAGCATTTGACGTTGATGTGCGAGCTCATTTGCATGACGTCGCAACATATTCACGTTGTGGGCGTGACCTTTCTTATTGATTCGATTGTGAGGCATTTTGAGAATAAGATTACCTTGCCAAGCAAACAATGGTTAGGTTTCTGCTCATACTTTGAGAACAAAGCGCATGTAGACTCCAAGGAACGGTTACAAACGTAAACTCGACATCGAGGACTATTTGTAAGTTTTCAATGGATACCTACTACCACTCATCTATCTCAACAAGTTAAGAAACCGCCAAAGGCACGCAAGAACTGGCTTAGGGCTAATCGAGGAGTTCGAGACTCAAAACCAGACGAAAGTCGATGGCTCGAAAAGTATTCTCATCCATGACCAGTTGTGAGATAAGGACAATGGATACAAAGTCCAAGCCAAATAAGAAAACTACAGAATATGTAGATGACAGAACAATGAAATTGCTTGATTTGACCAAATAAGTACAACTAGAAAGTTTTGACTGACTAAGAGAAAAGGTCCAGACACAATGCCGCACAAGAGCATCCGATTGATTCCGGCCACGGTCTACCCGACTCAAGATTAAAAACGGTACACAACAAGTGTGATCACCGCACCAGAGAGC